TGTGCCCACTTAAGATCTGTAGGAACATAGAAACCTCTAGCTTCTTTTCCACTTCTCTTAGCGATTTCATCGGAAAGTTCTCTTTCAAAACCTGCTTGTCTCCAGTCACCTGTAGCAGCAGCATTAATAGCTTTGAGCAAAGAGTATTCTCTTTTCTCTTTAGCATTTAAGCCCAAATCAGCAGGAGCAGTTTCTAGTGGCTTATCATTAGATATGTTATCTAACAATACACCTCTGAATTGCTCAATGCTAAGACCATTAGCAATAGCATCTTCTGCTAATTCTCTTTGATTGTGGTGTTTACCAAGATCAAGGATTTCTTTAGCAGATCTCAACGCTTCAGCTTTAGCCTTTGCACTTTCTTCTGATCTGATAGCTTTTTCATCAAAATTTTTAATTTCTTCTGACATAATTTCTACCTTTGTATTTATTTCCTTTTTACGCCCAACACCAACAAATCTTGAGGTATCAGCAGGAATACTTACAAGACTCGCTTCAAGCGGAGTCCAGGAAGTAGCCAAATAATACTCTCGGTTTTGTTCGTCTTTGGTACGCTGTAATTTATTAACCATATAGCCAACACTGATATTCTGTCGAATACCTGCCTTGACATCCTCAAATATCTCGGAAGCTAGTTGACCTTTCCCAAACTCAACCATTGCCACTGTCCTAGCGTTCTCTTCATCAAGATAAAATTCTCGCACCACACCTATCTGCTCGTCATGGTTATGCCCAAGCAGTAATGGGGCACGCCCTGAACTCATAAACTCCATGTCTATATGTTCAGCTTTGTGACTCAGAACTTCCATGCCAAAACTTCTTTCAACAGGCTGCTCTGAACTGACTCCAATCCGCACCATACGCTTTTCTTCGTCAATTTTATCGGCTCTTGATAAGTCAATAGTTCTATATCTGATTTTCTCTTCTATAGATCTTTCTTCCTCATCTTCGTGCCATGAGTTCTCAGATTCAACAGAATCTTCAACCTCAACATTATCAACATCCTCATGCTTGCTAAATTCAATAACAACTTTGTCATCTTCTTCAGTAACATTTAGGATGTGTCTATCTTCTTTTAACATAGCCTTCTCCTCGTTTGTTAATAAAGGATGCTTTCCAATTTCCTTATCGGATTTGAAACCTTTAGTGTTCTCTTCTATAGCTTCTTCAAATTCTATAGGATCAAACTCATGTTCTTTTAGCCAATCTCTCGCATCTTCTGCTGTATATCTATCAGCATCAAATCTAATGGCTTGTAATTCTGATTCGCCATCTTTGATTCCATAGATAGCATCTATACCATTACCAAGTGCATCATTTTCTCGTGCAAAAGAATCGTATTGCCCTGGATCTGTTAGCCTGGCTGCATGTTCATTTGGATATGGCTTAGCTTCTTCGTATGCCTTTTCTTCTTTCAATCTTTCTACGATTGCTTTAGACCAGGTAAATCCTGGATCACCGCCCCACAATGCCCAAGCAATTCTTCCATTGCTCGGATACCCATCTCCACCTGGTCTAAATCCCTCAGCTTCTTTATCTACTTCATGCCTGGAAAAGAAGCTATACATTCTTTTAACTGTTTCTTCGCTTAGACTTTCACCATTAACAATTTGCCTGGCTCTTACAGCACCAATCCTAGTGCCACCACGACCATGTTCCTCACGCCAATCTATGCCCTTTTGAGCTTCTTCTTTCATACCTGCGGTTGGATTATAAGTCGGCATCGTCACCACCTATGCCTACAATACTAGCTTCAGTAGGCATCTTCGCCCCAAATGGTTGATGGGCGGTCTTAATATTATATTGCTCGGCAAGTTTCTCTTCTCTTTCATGTTGCTCAAACAATTCTTCTACATCCCTGCCATAATTTGCCTGGATGTCCTGGTAAGTAACGATGCCATTACTGAGACCAGTAACATTAGCCATCATTTCTTTTTGTGGATCTACCCATCCCCAGGATCTAGGAATGAAAGTAGTATTATCCGCAAACTTATCATATTTATTGATAGGTAGAGGAATTGCATTTCTGAGAATAGCCTGAGAAAGCCATTCTCTATAAACTGGCTCAATAAAGTGTTCAATTACAAACTTTTGTAGCATTTGGAATTGTGCTCTATCTTCTAATGAGCCTGCTCTTAAAGAAGAGTAGTTTACAGAACTCAAATCATTACTTAATGAATGATATGAAATATTTAAACCGCTTGCGATACTTCTTAGCACTGAAGTAGTGAAAGCATCAAAAGCTGTTGTTGGGTGGTTAGGATCAAATGGAGTGAACTGCATTCCATTTGGTAATTGTTCAAATGTTCCAGGCTCGGCATTCATTATTGGCATATAATTATCTTCCATATCATCGCCAACAAACTGATCTCCACCTGGAGAAGTAAAGAAGCCCATCTTCGCACTTGAAGTCCTGGCTGCAACCAGTTCTGATTCATAATATGCATTTAGCATTTTAATGTTACCCATCACTGTAGCAGTAAATGGTACGCCCCTGGTTTGTTCAGGTCTTTGTCTTATGAATGCATGGATAATTTCAGAAGCAGGAACTCTTATTGTTTCTGTTTTACTTGTATAACCATATTCATGTGGATGATATTTGTATAAATGATAAGCAACTGGCTTGTTCTTCTCATCAAG